GAATGAAAGACAGAAAGATGCAATCCGCATCTAACCGTTTGTATCAAATTGTATTTAGTGTTCCATTAACTACCGTTTACGAGGACGCATGGACAGACTTATCTTATTCGTTCACTAGAAACGTGCCACGAAACATTCTTGAAGAGGCTCAAATCGTCGGGCAGTTATCAGGACAAGTTTCTGAGGAAACTAAGTTATCAGTTTTATCAATTGTTGATGATCCGCAAAAAGAAATTCAAAGAATGGAAAAAGAAGAAGAGGCGATGGGCGACCTTGAGGCACGCCTAGAAAAGCAAAAAATCTACTCAGACGCTGAGTTGAGCGAGAGTGAGAAGGTTATAGCCGATGTTGAATAACGAATACTGGGAAGATAGATATCGAGCTGAGGAAAAAGCAAGAGAGCTAGCTGATAAGGGAGTAGCTTATCAACTGCACGGTGTCTATCAACAACACGCTAACAATATTCAAAAAGAAATCGATAGCTTCTGGCAAAGATACGCTGATAGAGAAGGAATTACAAAGTTAGAAGCTAAACAACGAGCAGATAGGCTTGATATGATTAATGTCGAGTTTAAAGCTAAGCAGTTAGTCGAGCGCGCTAATCGTTTGAGGAAACGTGGTCAGAAAGTAACAAGCAAGGATTTTACAAGAGCGGAAAATGACTTGATGAGATTGTATAACTTGAAGATGAAAACAAGTCGTTTAGAAGTGTTGCAAGCGAATATCAAGTTGCATCAATACGATTTAGCTTTAAGTGAGTTTGAAATCATTGATAGACACTTGGTGGAATCAATCAGACGTGAAAATATATTCAGCGCTGGTGTCTTGAATATGACACTCGGAAGTTTTGAATCTTCAAAAGTATCTGCTGACTCTATCGTGTATGCCAATTTCGAAGACGCAACGTGGTCGTCTAGGGTTTGGGAAAGACAGAACGAATTAAGAAACATTGTTAAGAAAGGAGTTGCTGATACTGTTTTAAGAGGTAAAGGCACAAACGTTCTGATTAACAGTCTAAAAAAAGAGTTTGATGTATCGTATGGATACGCTAGACGGTTAGCAGTGACAGAATCAGCAAGGGTATATTCAGAGGCACAAAAGGCCAACTACGATTCTAATGGGGTTGAATGGTATCAAGTCATGACCGAATTAAAAGCGTGTTCGATTTGCCAACCGTTTAATGGTAGAATCTTTAAAGTATCAGAAATGGTGCCAGCATTGAACGCACCACCATTTCATCCGAACTGTCGGTGCACGACGGTTCCACATTTTTTGATAGATTTAAAAAATGTGTAAAAACAGTGATTGAAATTGTCCAAACTTTGATGACATTAAAAGCCAAGGATAATAGTCCACTCTGGACTTAAAAAGGAGGTAGCCTAAATGGCAGAAGAAGAAAAAAACGATGTATTGGAAACTGAATTGGATAATGTCGACAATCCAGCAGAAGTTGAAGGTGCACCAAAAACATTCACGCAGAGCGAAGTTGATGAACTAATCAAAAAACGATTAGCAAAGCAAGAAAAGTCATTCGATAAACGAATGCAGGAAAAACTTGACGAGGCTGAAAAGTTACGTCAAATGAACGAGACGCAAAAGGCTGAATATGAGCAAGAAAAACAAAAAGCCTATATTGCGGAACTCGAAGCAAAAATCAATCGAAGCGGACTTGAGCGTGAAGCCTCAAAAATGCTATCTGAGGGCGGTATCGTGGCGGACGAGAAAATCCTAGGCATTGTCGTTAAAGATACAGCAGAAAGAACGCAGGAGGCTGTAGAGAGCTTTGTAGCTTTAGTGAATGAACTAGCTGACAAGAAAGTCGGCGAGAAGCTAAAAGGTAAGACGCCTAAGAAGATGGAAGACACTTCGGCTGGTGAGATTACCAAAGAACAATTCAACAGAATGGGGTATCAAAGCAGAAATGAATTACTGCAAAATAACCCCGAACTATATCATAAATTGAAAGGATAATGAATAAATGACACAAACTAAAATTGCACAAATGGTAAACCCTGAAGTTATGGCTGACATGGTTTCAGCTAAATTACCTAAAATGATTAAATTCACACCGCTTGCTTACGTTGAGCGTGAGCTTGTTGGACAACCAGGAAACACTTTAACAGTTCCTAAATGGGAATATTCTGGTGATGCCAAAGACATCGAAGAAGGCGTAGCAATCGAGCCTGACCAATTGACTACTAAGAAGTCTACAATGACAATCAAAAAAGCTGGGAAAGGTATCGAACTTACTGATGAAGCGGTTCTTTCTGGTTTCGGAGACCCAATCGGCCAAGCGACTCATCAAATCGCTTTAGCCATCGCTAACAAAGTAGACAATGACTTAGTTGAAGAAGCTAAGAAAGCTACTCAATTTGTTGCCGAAGCACCTACAACTGGTGATGCACTTGATAAAGCCTTAGCAATGTTCGCAGATGAAGAAGACGCGCGCTATGTTGCGATTATCAATCCTGCAGATGCTATCGACTTACGTAAAGACACTGCTAAAGAATGGGTTCGTGGTTCTGAAATCGGCGCTAACATCGTTGTATCTGGTACATTCGGTGAAGCACACGGTGTTCAAATTGTACGCTCTAAAAAAGTTGAAAAAGGTAAAGGATTCCTTGTTAAAGTTTCAGCCGTTGAAACAGATACAGACGATGTTGCTAAATACGGCGCTTTCGTTATCAACTTAAAACGTGATGTGGCTATTGAAACAGACCGCGATATTCTTAAGAAAACTACAGTTATCACTGGTGATGAGCATTACGGTGTTTACTTATACGATACTACAAAAGTTGTAAAATTCGGAGGCGCTTAATATGGGGATGATGTTACGACGACATCACCATAAAAAGCCTGCTGAAACTGAAGGTATCAATTATAGCGACTTAACAGTTAAAGAGTTACAAGATATTGCGAGAGAACGTGATATCAAAGGTTATTCAACGCTAAACAAAGAGGAACTTATCGCAGTATTATTGGAGGGGTAACATGGAAAATATCGCTCAAGCAAAAATATTGCTAGGTATTGAAGACAATCTTCAAGACAAGTTACTAAGTACAATAGCAAAGTTGACGACTGCTAACTTTTTAGCATACGCAGGCGTGGATGATGTTCCAGAAAGCCTCGAGTATATTATTACCGAGGTCATTATTAAACGGTTTAACAGGATTGGAGCTGAGGGAATGAAAATTCAATCCCTCGAAGGCGCTTCAATGACATTCAATGCTGATGATTTCAGAGAATACGATAGTGTGATTAAGCGAGTTTTTTCAAAAACATTCAATGCGGGGTTTAAGATGCTATGAGATATAACGAAAGAGTGGAAATTATCGCTAAGCAACAAGAAGAGTATGATCCAGAAACAGGCGAATATACTTCAAACGAAGAAGAAAGACTTGTCGTTCCAGTTCATGTAATGGACTTGGGGATTGATAAGCAAGTCGCAGTCTTTGGAGAGTATAAACGAGGTTCAAAAGTGGTTTATTTCCAAAACACGCCTAAAATCTCATTCACTTATCTAAACTATCGAAATGACCGCTATAAATGCAGAGCAGATAAACAGTCTGGAAGAGTATTCTATTTAGAAAAGGATAATTCTATTGGCTGATTTACGTTTTGAATTAAAAGGACTTGAAAAACTACAAAAGAAACTTCAAAAAGTCTCTAAAATGGAAGAGATTGAGCGTATCGTTGAAAAAAACGGTGTTGATATGCAAAGAAGGGCAGTCAACAATGCGTCTAGGTTTAGAGGACATTATGAAGGTAGAGGCAAAAATAAACATTTCGTCAAGCCTACAGGGGCGACTAAGCGTTCTATTTCTGTCAATAGTAGTAAGGTCGGCAGGTTCAAATATAAAGTGGCACCAGGTACAAGTTATGCTGCTTATGTTGAATTAGGGACTCGCAAAATGAGCGCACAGCCGTTTATCAAGCCAGCTTTTGATAATCAGAAAGAGGAATTTAAAAAAGATTTAGAGAGGTTGGTTAAATGAAATCAAGAGAGCAAGCAGTTTTTGACAGCGTGTTTAAACGTTGTCTTTTGTTAGGGTACAAAACATACGATTATAAACCAGACGATGACGCGCCTTATCCGTTTGTAGAGTTGGAAGATACGACTTCCATACTTGTTCCAAATAAAACGGATGTGAAAGGTACAGTCGAGTTGGTCTTATCGGTATGGAGTACTCGTAAAAAACGAAAACAAGTATCAGATATGTGTTCGAGTATCTTAAGCGAAGCGATGAAGATTAGCGAGGCGGATGGTTATCATCTAGCCTTGAATATCTCGCAATCTACAATATCGCTTTTTGATGACAACACGACAGTCGAACCGCTCAAGCGTGGTCGTGTTCGTTTAGTATTTACAATTTTATAAGGAAAGAGGTTAAATAAATATGCCAATTGCAAAAAAAGGGATTGATAGTATCCTATTATTTCGCTTGCTAAGCGAAGCAAGCAAAGCAGACGGTGCTAAATTAGCATTCCAAACTGAACATTCAACAGAAAAGAGCCGTGACACTAACTCAGTTAAAACTAAAGATGGAGTTTTACAATCTGTAGGCGGTATTGAGGTTTCAATCACAGCGACAACAATCATGGCGGAAGACGATGAACTTGTTGCTAAGCTAGAAACGGCTATGGATAAGGGCGAACTTGTAGAAGTTTGGGAGATTGAGAAAAACGCTAAAAAACAAGGTAACAAATTCGAGGCTGTTTACTATCAAGGTTACTTGACATCGTTCAAGAAAACTAAAAACGCTGAGGATTTAATTGAGTTAGAACTTGAGTTCGCAGTAAATGGTACTGGTGTTAAAGGTTATGCAACTCTAAACACTAGTCAAGCTGAAGTAGTTCAATATGAATTTGCTGATACAACAAAAGGAACAGCTAGTCCAGCAAGTCCAGTAGCAGGCGTGCCTGGAATCGGTGGTTAGAAATTAAGAGAGGTTAACGCCTCTCTTTTTTATTGTATTTTTTAGAAAAAGGAGAAATAACAATGCAATTAAAAATCAATGATAAAACTTGCAACATTAAATTCGGAGTAAAATTCGTTCGTGCGCTTGATAAAGCTTATCCAATCGAGCAACAAGGCTTGAAATTCGGGATGGCGCTATCTGCTAAAATTCCAGAATTATATGCTAAAAATATCGCTTCATTAGCTGACATTATCTACTATGGAACAGTTACAGAAAGCCCTCGTCCTTCATTGACTGATGTTGAAACATACGTTGAAGAGTGCGAAGACTTAGAAAAATTATTCGATGATGTAATTCAAGAATTAAGTGAGTCAAACGCAGGAAAGTCTTTGATGTCGGAGATGAACCAAGGTCTCAAGAAGAAATAATTGAGAAATCATCTCTCGAAACGTTCGAAGAAATCATTATTAATTGCGTCCGATTTTTAAATATAACGGACATGAACAAGATAGGGCGTATGACAATGTACGAATACGACTTGTTGATGACTGGTGTATTGTTGAGAAAGCAGGATGAAGACGAACTCTTACACCGCTCTGCTTGGTTAACTAGACAAGTAGAGGCTACAAAATCGGACGGCAAAACTCCTTTGTATAGAAAATACAGTGATTTCTACAGAAAAAAAGATACTAAGCAAAAGTATCAGCTCTCAGACAAAGAGAAAGAATTATTGCTGAGAGCAAATACGTAAGGAAAGGAGGTATATAATGGCAGAGACTTATTCAGTCGAGGCGGTGCTTACCGCTGTAGACAAGGGAATGAGTTCTACTTTGAACGGATTGCAAAAAGCAATCAACGGACTTCAAAAGTCGTCATCCGCATTTGATAATATTTCAAATAAGAGTAGTTCGATGTTTAAGTCAATGCTTGGTGCTAATCTTGTCAGCTCAGCGATTACATCCGCTTTTGGAAGTATTAAAAATACTATGGGCGAAATGGTCGGAGAGTTGAATAGTTCAAAAAAGGCTTGGGATACGTTTGACGGAAACCTCAGCAAATTAGGTTGGGGGAAAGACCAAATCAACGAGGCAAAAGAGGCTATGCAGGACTATGCAACGAAAACTATCTACTCAGCCTCAGATATGGCTAGTACGTTCTCTCAAATGGCCGCAATCGGTCGAAACGATAGTGGCGAACTTGTAAAAGCTATGCAAGCCAATCCGACTGGTACCTTTAAGCTTGGTAGCAGTATGAATGCAAGTAACGTGCAACCAGCTGGCAAGTCTTATGTAACCAATGCCTTCAAGGGAACATTGGAAAGTACAGAAGGTAATAAATTTGCCATCCATAACATTACGAGACCATTGTTTGGTAACATCGAAGGTGGTACTGTTAAGAATCTCTTGCTTGAAAATGTCAACATTGACATGCCTGGATTTGATCGAGTAGCACCAATCGCAAATGTTATCAAAAATAATGCGACTGTCGAAAATGTTAAAGTAACAGGTAATGTTATCGGGGGTAACGATGTAGCTGGTATTATCAATAAAATTGATGGTAGTGGTAAGGTAAGTAATGTTGCCTTCATCGGGAAACTGCACGCTGCTGGGAACAAAGGTGGCTATCTAGCGGGTGTTGTTGGCGAGAACTGGAAAGGTGTTGTTGAAAAAGCTTACGTTTATGCTGAAATCACTGGGAACAAAGCCAAAGCGGCAGGTCTCGTTTATTCCTCTCAAAATGGTGGAAATAACCACACAGTAGGTAAAGAAGGGGTTCTCAGAAATTCAGTTGCTAAAGGTTCAATTGAACTCAAAGACGCGGTACAATCTGGTGGATTACTAGGGACCAACTGGGCCTTGGGGACTATTGAAGACAACATCACCATGATGAAAGTCAAAACTGGTGAGATGGTCTTCGGACACTCGGATATCGACGCAGATGATTATTTCACCTATTCAAGAACCAAGCGCAATTACAGTGTGGAAGGCGTAAGTGAAGGGAAGAAATCCTTTAACAACTCCCGTAAAATCCCTAGCATCTCGCTGGCAGAAGCTGAGCAGAAGATTGAAGCAATGGGAATCACTGCTGATAAATTCACCAGCAGCAAACCGATTGAAGATACGCTCAATCACCTTGTTAGCAAAGACGATCAATACAAGGCTATCACTGGTTACGATGCGACTCGTGAGCTAGCTTACCGCAATATTGCTAAATTGCAACCATTCTACAACAAAGAATGGATTGTCGACCAAGGGAATAAATTGGCTGCAACGAGTCCTCTCTTGACCAAGGAAGTCTTGTCTGTGACTGCTATGAAGGGCAATGATTTTGTCACGGAACTAGCTGATGCTGATCACATCCTGATCCATTATGCCGATAAGACAAAAGATATCTTTAGCATTTCACCGAAAGAGTCTAAAGTCAAACAAGTCAAAGAGTACAGTGTGGCGGAGCTCGGTGAAGTGGTCTATACACCGAATATGGTGGACAAAGACCGTAGTGATCTCATTGGTGCCATCGTTGAAAAATTAAGCCCTGTCGAATTACAATCAGATCCAATCTACACCCATCTTGGTCGAACAGGTCCTAACAAAGTCAATGCCATTAAGAACCTTTACCTTGAAGAAAGCTTCCAAGCAGTCAAGGATAATCTGACTCACTTTGTCAAACAACTGGTTGAAAACCAAGATCATCAGTTGAATACAGATGAAGCTGCCAAACGTGCGCTCATTAAGAAGATTGATGATAATAAGGCTGCTGTTCTTTTGGGTCTTTCTTACCTCAACCGTTATTACGGGGTGAAATTCGATAATGTCAATCTCAAGCAACTCATGTTGTTCAAGCCAGACTTCTATGGGAAGAATGTTGATGTCTTAGACCGCTTGATTGAAATCGGCTCAAAAGAAGACTACATCAAAGGGACTCGTACCCACGATGCTTTCCGTGAAGTCGTGGCTAAATCGACTCTTTCTGGCAACCTCAATGACTTCTTGAAGTACAATATGGAGCTCTTTACAAAAGAGACAGACTTGAACGATTGGTTCATCAAAGCAACCAAAGACAATGTCTATATTGTGGAGCCTGAGACGACCAATCCAGCATTCGCGTCTGCTAAACACAGAGCCTATGAGGGCTTAAACAATGATGTTCACGGTAAAATGATCTTGCCACTCTTGAACTTAAAAGATGCTCATATGTTCTTGATTTCAACTTACAACACTATGGCCTATAGTTCCTTCGAGAAATATGGCAAGAACACGGAAGCGGAACGAACGGCCTTCAAAGAGGAAATTGACAAGGTAGCGAAAGGCCAACAGAATTACCTAGATTTCTGGTCACGTCTAGCAACGGATAAGGTTCGCAATCAGCTCTTGAAGAGCAGCAATATGGTGCCGACCCCTGTCCTTGATAACCAAAACTACAAGGGCATTAGTACAGACCGTTATGGACATACCAACAGTGGCAAGGATGTGGCTCCAAA